AGCATTAGAAACATTTGAAACATTTTTTATTAACGGAGCAGACTTAGATAGTTACTGCATAAAAGGTACTTTATGAAAAAAACAGATTATATATGGAATTTAGAGGAAAGGCTTTATAACCCAAAACCTAATGTAAAAAAAATAAAATTTGAAAGAATAGAAAATGGATTGTATAAATATAAATCTTATTATATTCATAGGAAAACTAACAGAAATTTAGGACATCAATACGAGTTTGCAAATTGGGATATTGTAAAAAAAGATAAATACATTCTTACAGTAAGAAGTTTAAACGCAGCTAAAGAATATTTTTTAAACATAAAAAAATGAAAGAAGCAAATAAAATAGCAAAAAATATTATAGACATATCAGGTATTAACGTATTTGATAATAGTAGGAAACGAGAATATATAGAGATAAGGTCTTTACTTACGTTTATGTTGAGGCATCACTGTAGTATGACATATGCAGAGATAAGAGACTTTTACGAATCTAAAGGTAAGAGTTATGATCACTCTACAGCTATACATAGTTTAAAAGCATTTGAAACGCACAGAAGATACAATCCTAAAATAGATAAGTATTTTGATATAGTCTTACTAAGAATAAGAAACAAATCAAAATTAAGGAGAGCTTTAATAAATCACATAATAGACTACACTAAAGAAAAAGACTTAAA